TTATAAATCTACCATATCTAGGGGGTGATAAGAGACAGGCTCTTAATGCAGACGGAACAACATTTACTCTAGACCAGTTTATGCAGGTCATTGAAGCAAACCTGGTAGACAAAGAAAGACTGAAAGAAATTACTGAATCAATAGAACAAAAAGATATGCAAGGTGTTGACGAAGATTTTAACGAAGGACCACCTTGTTTAGCAATACTATCGAAGTTAACTTCTAATCCAGACTTTGATGGCAAAGATAGATTTATGTATAATTATCATGTATTTACAAAGATGAAGTATCCAGATAACTGGCAACAGAAAGTAAAAAATGCACCAGTCAAATATTTTTCTGGAGAGCATGCAAATGCATGGGACGATAAAATATTAAATGCAAAAGTAAAATCATGGAATAGAAGTACAAAAGGTTATACCTGCACACAGAGTCCTATCAGCGAGTATTGTAAAAAAGGTATCTGTGTTAAGAAAAAGTACGGAGTCTTAGCAGGATCAAAAGGATCTTACCCTGTGTTAACAAATCTTAAGAAAATAGATTTAGATCCAGAACCAGAATATGAATTTGATGTAACAAAACCAGATGGTATAGGCACAGCAACCGTGCATTGTAGATCTGTTGAACATTTAAATGATCAACGTAAAAGACGTAACTCAATATCAAAAGCTGCAGGATTCTTACCACCTCTTATCAAAGGTGATCAAGAACAAATGGTTATGGATGCATTATATGCAACACAAAAGATAGTACACCCACCTATTGGTACATCACCAAAAGAAAAATTACACGATGTATTACATGCAAAAATAAATGGACCAAGAGCTACAAGTGATGCAGCATTTAAAACTGGGTCTGTATTAATAGAAAACAATTTAGCATTTTTTAAGTTTGATAAATTTTTTGACAAGCTACGATCTAAAAACTGGAAACATAGTGAAGATAAAACAGGCCGTATGATGCAGGTTATATATAAAGATTGTGAGATAGATTTTTTAGAACAGAAAAGATATCCATCAAAAGAATCTGGTAAATACAATTCATCTACCAAGAATGTTGTACAAATAAATATAAAAGCATTTGAAGAAGTGCCAATACACCACACAAAACTGGTGCACAAAACGGAGATAATGTGATTAGTAGAAAATTATTCGGGCCTCCGGGAACAGGGAAAACTACAAAGTTATTACAATATGTTAAAACATTTTTAAAACTTGGTACAGATATTGATAAGATAGGTTATTTTGCATTTACCACTAAAGCTGCAAACGAAGCTATTGATAGAATGTTAGACTATCACACACCTTTTCAGAAAAAAGATTTAAAATATTTTAGAACATTACACTCACTAGCTTTTACTAGACTTGGATTAAAAAAATCAGAAGTATTACAAGATGAACATTACGAAGATATAGGTAGGAGACTAGGTATACAGGTGACAGTATATTCTGATGGTCAAGAAACTACAGGATTCGTAGATTCTAACAGCGAATATTTTAATCTTATAAATGCAGCTAGAATAAAAGAGGTATCTATAGAGGATGAATATAATACAGATATGTATTCACAGGACATGGATAAACAATTATTACAAATTATTTCAGACGAATTACAAAACTATAAGGATGCATATAAACTAGTAGATTTTACTGACATGATAGAAAGATTTAATGTGTCTAAATTGTGTCCAAATTTTGACATAGCATTTATTGACGAGGCCCAGGATTTATCACCGATACAATGGAAAATGGTAGATATTATAACGAAAAATTCCAAATATGTTATACTAGCAGGTGATGATGATCAAGCAATTTATGGCTGGGCAGGCGCAGATGTAAAAAAATTTCAGCAAAAGTTTTCAAAGAAAGACATAATTTTGCCACAATCTTACAGGGTCCCACTAAAGGTACAGGACATAGCAAATAAGATCTTAGATCGAATACCAGATGAGAGAAGAATTAAAAAACAATGGCAAGCAAGAAGAGAAGTTGGTGATGTAAATTATATTACAGACTTAGATGGTCTACCTTTACATGATGGCAATTGGTTAATACTTGCAAGATACAACGACAGACTAAACAAACTTATGCCACTATTAAAAGATATGGGTATTTACTATCAATACAAAGGCAGAAAAAGTTACAAGTCAACCTTGTTTAGAACCATTCTAAACTACATAAGATGGCAAAAAGGTGAGCTGTTATCTTTGTCTGAAGTAAAAGATGTTATTGAATGTACAGGTAGTAACTTAAAACCAACGGAAGAAAAAATGTATGATCTTGCAGATTTAACTTACGATAAAACAATAAATTGGTTTGATGTATTTGTAGTAGACTACGAAGAATGTTTATACATACGTGAGATGTTAAGTTATGGAGAAAAATTATCAAAAGATGCAAGAGTAAAATTATCTACAATACATGCAGCAAAAGGTGGAGAAGCTGACAATGTGTTATTAATTTTGGATAATACAAAAACAATAAGAGAATCATCAGAAAAAAACGAAGACAAAGCAGATGAAGAAAACAGAGTCTGGTATGTTGGTGTAACAAGAACAAAACAAAATTTATACATCATGTCAGCACGTAAGGAGGACAGAGGTTATGACATCGAAAGTTTGGGATAAACAACACGGAGGATCACATTATCAAAAATATAAAATACAGCCAAGTAAGTTTGTAGTTGAGAATGAATTGCTATATCCTGAAGGTTGTGCTATAAAATATATTATAAGACATCGAGACAAAGGAAAGAAGCAAGATATATTGAAAGCAATACACTTTTTAGAAATGATATTAGAACGAGATTATAATGAAAATACCTAAGTTTGAAGCACAAACAGAATGGGTTAAACCCACAGAATTTCCTGACCTACGCCAGGTCGATGAGATTGCAATTGATTTAGAAACAAAAGATCCTGATTTATTAAAGAAAGGATCTGGTTCTGTAATAGGTAATGGTGAAGTTATTGGTATCGCTGTCGCTACAAAACATTTTAAAGGTTACTTTCCTATTGCACATGAAGGTGGTGGTAACATGGATAGATCAAGAGTCATGTCTTGGTTAAAAGATATACTCGAAGCACCATCAACAAAAATTTTTCACAATGCAATCTATGACGTTTGTTGGTTGCGATCAATGGGACTAAAAATAAATGGTGACATAGCCTGCACCATGATAGCTGCAGCGTTGACCGATGAGAATAGATTCAGATACGATCTTAATAGTTTATCATGGCACTATCTTGGTTATGGTAAGAACGAGGCTGCACTTGCAGAAGCTGCAGAAGAGTGGGGCATAGATCCAAAATCAGAGATGTACAAATTACCTGCGATGCATGTTGGTGCATATGCAGAACGTGATGCTGAGGTTACGTTTGGACTTTGGCAAGAGATGAAAAAAGAAATAATTAATCAGGACCTAGAAGATATATTTGATCTAGAGTCTGATCTGTTTCATTGTCTGGTTGATATGAGATTCAAGGGTGTACGTGTAGATGTAGAACGTGCACATGAAATGAAAAAAGAATTGATAGCACAAGAACGTGATTTACTACATAAGATAAAAGGTGAGACTAACATTGATACACAGATCTGGGCAGCAAGATCTATTGCAAATGTATTTGATATGTTACGATTAGAATATCCACGTACAGAAAAAACTGCATCACCATCTTTTACAAAAAACTTTTTACAAGAACACAAACATCCAGTAGTAAGGATGATTGCACAAGCAAGAGAGATTAACAAAGCACATACAACATTTATAGATTCTATTTTAAGATACGAACATAAAGGTAGAATCCATGCTGAGATAAACCAACTCAGATCACAGACCGGGGGCACGGTTACTGGTAGATTCTCCTACCAGAATCCTAATCTTCAACAGATTCCTGCTAGAAACAAAGACCTTGGACCTAAGATAAGGTCATTATTTATACCCGAGGAGGGCCATAGATGGGGTGTATTTGACTATTCTCAGCAAGAGCCTAGGTTGGTAGTGCATTATGCATCTTTGTACAAATTACCGTCTGTATATGACGTTGTAGATGCCTATCAAAACGATGCTAGCTCAGACTTTCACCAGACCGTAGCTGATATGGCTGAGATACCTAGAACACAGGCTAAAACAATTAACCTAGGATTGTTCTACGGCATGGGTAAAGCAAAATTGCAAGCAGAATTAGGGGTAACAAAGGACAAAGCTGTTGACCTATTTAATACATACCATTCTCGTGTACCATTTGTAAAACAACTAATGGAGAAAGCATCTAACAGAGCACAGGATCGTGGACAGATACGTACCCTGTTGGGTAGACTATGCAGGTTTCATCTTTGGGAACCTAATCAGTTTGGTATGCACAAAGCATTGCCACACGAAGAAGCACTCAGAGAGCATGGACCGGGGATCAGGAGAGCTTACACATACAAAGCATTAAATAAATTAATTCAAGGATCTGCTGCTGACATGACTAAGAAAGCTATGTTGGAATTATACAAAGAAGGTATCGTACCTCATATACAAATACATGATGAACTAGATCTATCAATTGAAGATGACGCACAAGCTAAAAAAATTATTGAGATTATGGAAGAGGCTGTTACACTAGAAGTGCCCAATAAAGTTGACTACGAGTTCGGAAATAATTGGGGAGAGATAAATGGATAATATATATGGCTTACTTAAATGCAAACATACCAGTAACTTATGCACAAATAAGGAGAGAATATTTATATGACATGGAAAAACATAGGGGAGAAGTTGAAGACTGCATTATCTTTGGTCTTAGCGCTCTTACAGGTCGTGCTATCTTATGGCATGCACTTATGGAAAACGGCGCTGTATTTTATCGTCTCCCGATATCTGCCTTCATACAAAGAGGATTTAAGCCGGCCGATGTACCTAGGCGTAGACTTGACGAGTTGGAGTTATGGAATTGTTTTAGTTATTATCCTGCTGTTACTAGTTGGGATATTTTAGACGGACAAGCCGGTAAATACATAGGCAAAGATAAAAAATGGCACCCAGGTAAATATTTATTTACTGTTGATTTTGCCCACCCAGAGAGTAATATACTTGACACAGATCATTCTGAAATACCGCACGAACATAAGTGCGCTCACATAATTGCATTAGATGATGGTAATTATGCAGCACAACCTAACAATCGATGTATATGGGACATACCTTCTTTCACAGTGAAAGATAATATTCCTGATTGGAAAGTGCAAACTAACGAGTGGAATGTAGAAGATAGTAGTCAGTGGAGAACAGAAGACACTGATAAATTTTTTTACGAAATTGAGGAAAAGAAAAAATGAGTTTAAATATATGTATGAATTGTAAGTTTGAAAAGAAAAGATGTCAGTGTATTATTGAATCTATAATAACGGAGGAAAACATGATTAAAAAAATAAAAAATAAAATAAAGAGTATTTGGAATAAAATAATATCTTTGTTTATACCAAATAAACAGTAATGACTGGAGGTTGTTATGGACTACAGGTTCACAGCAATACTTATAATTTTGTTATGTTTATTAGCTTTTTGTGTAAGGCCAGTGAATCATACATCATTGAAAATAGAGACAAAAGATATTATACTGCCACCACCAAAACCGAAACATGAATAAAAAACCATTAAATATATCTGAAGAGGCTGCCGTGCAGATGCCTATGAAAACGGTTGCTAGTTTGATTGCACTCGTTGCAATTGGAACCTGGGCTTACTTTGGGTTGCATGAAACATTAAATAATCATGCTACAAAAATAGAGTTGATGCAAAAAGATTTAGAACAAAACTCAGAGTTTAGAATTAAATACCCACGTGGAGAGCTTGGTCAATCAAGTGGGGAGGCTGAATTATTTATGTTAGTAGAACACCTCGCAGGTGTTTTAGAAGAGGTAGATGCAGAGGTTAAGAGTATGAGAAACAATGCGGTTAATATAGAATTTTTAAAAGATAGAACAAAAAAACTTACAGAAGACGTAGAAAAATTAATTAGAAATGGTAACGGAGCACACTAATGGTTGAATTAGTTTTCGCATTGTTACTTATACAGGACCATAAAATTATAGAACATCGTTATCACGAGTCATTATCTCAATGTATGAAGGCTAAACGTTATGCTATGAAGGACAAGAGTAGCAAAGATAGAGTTGTCTACAAATGTATAAAATCTAAAGCAAACATAGAAATATATATGGGGGAGAAGAAAATTACTTCCTTAATTCTTGACTAAAAAAAATAACAAGATTGCTAAACAATTAAAGGATAGACGATATCATCAGCGTGTGGTAAAGTCTAAAAAAACTTATGACAGGAAAAAAGAACAAATTTATAAAATTTCACACAGAGATAGTTAATGGTATTTGCTCTGAGTGTGAAGAGTATACAATGTTAGTTGGTATTACTAGAAAGTTTTATAGATGTATGAGTTGTGGTTCTGATCTAGAACAACATGTAAATGGTAAAATAAGTTATTTACCTACAATCACAGCTAGAACACCTAAGTCGAAAGTAGAAGAATATTTTAATGGCGAAGAAGTCTAAAGGATTATACGCAAAAGTAGCTCACGAACCAGTCTTTCACAAGACAAGCATAGGTAGAAATCCTAGTAAAACCAAGATGAATAAGCACAAGCGTAGGTCGTATAAAAAATATCGTGGCCAGGGAAAATAGGGGTTGACATTATTTTCTGGGATATTATATTACATTTAGAAAGAGAGAAAACATATGAAAAAGAAAAGTAAAAAAGACGACAAAACATACAAGTTTATTATGAAGTACATGGATAAATTTGATTTGTTAATAAACCAAGCACAGAAAGAAAAAGACAAAGGTAACTTTGACTTTAGTATTCATGCTTTAACTGCTGCTATCATGAGGCATATAGTTATGAACAATGTTCAATACTATAATACTACTGATAAGATCAGAGAAACTATGCAACAGCTTTTAGATGATGAAGCTAATGCTAGATATATACAAGCTAAAGAAGAGCGTGAAAGGGCTCGACTTAATTAATGAAAGATAAGGTTATAAAACTTACACCGAAAGGTATATCTCAAAAACAATGGGCAAACTTATTGTTAGAGTTAAACCTTATGCGTAAGGCCTGGAAACCTTATGGTGTCGATATAAATATACAGGCACCAGGGCTCAGGAAAACAATACTATGGGGAACTAAAGTTGGTGGACAATTATCAGACCAAGATAGATAAGGCAGCTAATGATTATAATCGTACCAAAGATGAAAAGTATAAAAAACTTTGGTATAATTTAATCAGAAAGGTAGATAATGGATCTTATAATTTTAAACGACGGACTATACCAACTGATACCAGTAACTAAAGAAATACTGGATGGGATAGTGTTGACAAGTGAGATAGATTGTTTTGATCTATGTGACATACTCCGGTTAAAACTAACCGGCTATGTAGATGAATTAAATCTACATATTATGAACGATGGTAGTGGATCTATGATCGGTTGTATGTGTAGATAAAATTGATTCCGGTGAGTAGGCGTCTATACAAAAGCTTCGCGCTAAGTCACTAACGTTAGCTATAACCCGCAAGGGTAGCGACCAAAGCCGGCCGGTGTACAGTACAGTGCACACAGATCTGTACACCGCGTTATGGATTATGTTTCTTGCATTGGTGCGCAATAAAACTTTATAAATATTCTTTTTTCATTAACATCAGTAGGACCAATATTACTTAATTGTACTGTAGATTCTTTATATCCTGCATCCAAGCATGTGTATAAATCCTTATAAGATTCAGTATGTTCTATTGGTGGTAAACATGTTCCAGCCATACCTGAACAAAATATAAAAGTTAGAATAAATTTCATTGACACCTATTGTATTTTATGAGAATAATCCCATATTAATTTATATTAAGAAAGGAGTATAAAGTTTATGACTGACATAAGCAAATACAAAAACGTATCACTATCACATAAGACCTATGATCTTTTAGATCAGCTTAGAAAAAAAATGGTAGCGAATACAATATTAAGTAGATCACAGACAATAACTGTTTTGGTAAATGAGAAAGCGAGTAAGATGAATGGCCGACTCAAAAAAGAAAAATAAAGTTATCTGTCCTGTGTGTAAAGGAAATGGTTTTGTAAGAATTCCTTACAAACTAGCGAAAGAAGAGCAGCATGCCCAGTGTGGAATCTGCGAATCGGAAGGAGAAATAAATGCAGATGAAGTTGATAATATTTATATTGATTCTGATGGCATCCACAGCTTGCACTAAATTAGAGTTTGATGGTTTTGATCCTGCCACAACAACGGTAAGATGGATCATGAAGGGGGTAGATAATGGAAGATAAAATAGAATATCTTACGAATCAGAACGAACTTCTAAAAAAGAAACTTCGACAATTAACTGAGAAATATAATATAATGGAAGAAGAGTTTAATAGATTGTTAGAAGAGAATAATAATTTTAGAATGGTTCGTAACAAAGGAAAGGTGTTATGAGGTCGTCAACAGATATAGCATATATTGCAGGGCTTTTTGATGGTGAGGGTAGTATCTACTATGCACGTAGAATTGAAAAGAAAAAGAAACACACGGGCAAAGGTTATAGAACGTCCATGTCACAACGTATTAGTATGGAAATTACTATGACCGATGAGTCTGTGGTACGTTGGGTCCACGAAGTATTAGGATGCGGAACTGTTGTACGTAAACCTCGAAAAGGTTTACGTAAGGACGGAACTAAATATCTGATGCAGTACAAATGGCGATGCACATTCAGGGACGCGTATTACGTGTGTTGTCTACTTTTTCCCTACGCCCACACTAAGCTAGAAAAAATACAGAAAATTATAGAACATTACTCTACTCAACAATTTAGAATTATGAATGATAAAGTTGTAAGTCTTGAAGAGTATAAACAAGCGATGAGTCTAGAATGAAATTAAAATTTTATATATGGTTAATGGGTTGGACCGGTCAGATACATGCATGGGCATGGCGAAAGCAGGCTAATTTAATTAAGTATAAAGAATTAAAAGAAGAAGAGGATTATCTAAAGGAATTAAAAAAGAAATTATGAAACCTGACGAAAGATTATCTAGAAAAGTTTTAATTAGTCATTATTATTGGTGTCTTGAAAATGGTAGAGATGTATCCTGGTATTATAAATTAAAGAATAAATGACATTCGAATTTGGCATAGGTATGTTTGTCTATAATATGATATGCTTAGGTATTGGAGCAATCATAGCTTACTACGTAATTAAAAATAATAATGATTTGGAATAAAAAATTTATCTATCCGTCATCGAGTCGATCGTTGGTGGATGGTAAAAGACATTACGATATAGTTAACGAAAAATTACCGAGTGTTACGACTATATTACAAGCGACTCAGTCTGAAGAGAAACAGAAGAGCCTGGCCGCCTGGCGTGCTAGGATGGGTGCACAACGTGCGGACCGTGTTTTCTTC